TGAAGGTTTTTACAATCATGGCATTGGGGATATGATATATGATCTTGCGATCCTTTCACGCCGGCTAATGAACATGGAAATTGGACACGTTGAAGACAATACTTACCCGATAGAATTAGTGAGTGTGCCACAGGGTGAGGCATCAAAGTTCTTCAACAAACTACGTTTAGCTCACGAAATGCGGGCAGCCGGCAAGAAGGGGTTCGCTGTACTTGAACGTGACCCAACTGATCCAAGCGGTGCAGCAGTACAATCGCAAAGCCTTTTGACTAACAGCTTAGTGAATGAATGGAAGTTGTTGTTCGATATGCTTGATAGGGAATTGAACAGAATGGGAATCGTGCTAGATGAAGTAGATCGTGGACCGAACGTAACGGCTACGCAGATTCTAGCTGAAGAAGAAAACGCTAACAGTTTCGTTAAACAGATAATGGAATACAACGCTAGTGAAAGTAAGTTCGCAGTAGATCTAACAATGGATTTTATAACAGAATTCATCAATCCAAAGGACGATACGCCACTAAACTTAACCACAAAGCTAGAAACAGGTGAAGGTGATATGCGAGCTGATGGTGTAACGCTAGGAATGGTTTCAGATGAATTGAAGCAACATCACTACTTTACAAGAATCAACGCTAGGACGGGTGCAGTTCCTTCTAACACGTTACAACAGGCTCAAGTTGTTCGGGTACTCAACAACGCTGTTCCGGGTAGTCCAGCTTTCAGTAAGTTAATGACAAGATTTGCACAACTTAATGACATTGATATACCAGGAGAAGAATTCTTGCCACAACAACAAGCGCCAGCAGGTGCAGCGCCAGAAGTTCCAGAAGAAGCGCCAGCAAGTGACACGGGGAGATTAACGATAAACCCTAGAAAAGCCGAACAGACTGAAGTATTATGATCGACAAGCTCATTAAAAATCAGGGTAGCCGTAGTGAAGCGTGTGAAAAGGTTTTAGGTAGCACAGCGGATGTGTCTAAGATAGCGAAGTTTTGGGAAAAGAACGCTAGTTTGGTTCATTTAATGGCTACACACGAACTGTTGGAATACATCGAAAACAACACATTCACGAAAGAAGAAAGCGATGCATTCAAATTGGGCCTGTGTAAGGTCGGTGAGTTTATGCAGAAGTGTTGGGAAGAAACGACCAGACGGATGGTAAAGCAAAATTCTCCAAAAGATTCTAAGTGATTAGAGTTTTCTGGAGGCATTTGCCTCAATGACCTTTGACCAAATTCTTATGTCTGAAGACACAAAACAGGCGGACGGTGAACTCTTCGACACCGAAGCTCCTGAAAGCAGCTCAGACGCTGCAAGTACCACTGATGAAGATCAGGAAGATCCTGAATCATCAGAAAGTGAAGAAAGCGAAGAAATCCTTGACTTAGATGACAAATCATCTGCCGAGGTGCAAAAGCAGAAACAAGTTGATGCTTGGGCTAAAAAGATCGAAAGCGGTGAAGCTGCTCTCGAAGATTTGCCTAAACATCAGAAGTGGCTTAAAAAGCCATTAGAAAAACTGCTTGAGAAAAGTAGTAAAGATAAGAAAATCTCTGAAGAGTATGATATTGATGCTCTACTGGAACAGAAACTCCAACAGAAAGAAGACGACAAGGAGTTCAAAGCTCTCAGAGGCGACCTAAACGATGCTAAACTTTCTCAGAAACAACGTATTGGATTGAAGACCGAGTACGAAGATTTAAGATCTTCAGGGCTTAGTAAGGCTAAGGCTTTACAGAAAGCACTGAGAATCGTAGGTCTTGAACTGGAAACTTCTGACAGACGTAGTAAAATGACAGCACCGAAGGCTGCTCCGCAAGTTGGAGATGACGTTACTGACGAAAACTTTCGCAGTACAATGTCTGAAAAGGAAAGGGTGAAACGATTGATCGAATTAAGCGACGGTAATATGACGCCTAACTAATCGTTTTATTGGCAAAAAGGTCTTAAATTTTATTTTTTAAGACAATTTTGTTATGGCTAATACAGTAGCCTCCCTAAATCCAGAAAATTGGAAGTCGGACGTACAAGACTTTCTTAATTCTATTTTAGTTGTCAAAGGGATAGCTAACATGCAATTTAGGGCGGAACTAGTAGATGGCGACACAATCAATTGGCCTACAATCACTGACCAAAGAGTACAAGCGTACACACCTGGAACAGATTTAACAATTGACGACTTCGTATCTGCTCAAAGCACAATGACTATCAACCAGTCACGTGCATCAACAGTGTCTATAGATGTCACTGAAGTACGACAAGCAAAAGACAAAGCTTATCCAGTTAAACTTGCTAGACAAGCTGCTTTTGTAATTGGACAAGAACTTGACCAAAATGCGCTAAATCACGCAATTGATACTGCTAGCAACACAACTGCTGGTGGAACACTTACTGCTAGCACAATTTACTCAACATTGGCTGACGTAATGGCACAACTTCAAAGGTCTAACGCTGCTGACGGACCAATGTTCGCAGTACTAGATCCTGAACGTGTATCTTTACTTGCTCAAAGTGAAGTTGCTAATGGATTCAACCTAGCTGATTCAGCACTTAAAAACGGTTTTGTAGGTAATTCACAAGCTGGATTTAAGATTTACAACTCAAACAATTTGCCTACGAGCGTAGGGGCGACAATAGATACACAACCGACCAATGGTGATACTTTCACCATTGCTGGTGTTACGTTTACTTGTGTAACTGATGGAACTGCTTCAAGTGCAGGTGAAGTTGCCATAGGAGCTAATCTAGCTGACTTTCAGACAATTTTCCCACAAGCGGTAAACGGTACTGGAACACCTGGTGCTTCAAATTATATTGCTGTTTCAGTAGCTAATAGGCGTATTCTACAGAATGCACAGGTTACTGCTGGCGCTTTCGATACGAACGTAAGCACGATCACAGCTTATGGCGCACAAAACAACACTGAAACTTTCACTGCTGCTACTAACGTATTCGGTACAGAAACAGGATCACTTCTTTGTGGACGTATGGGCGCGCTTTCAGTAGGTATGCAAATGCAGCCAAACTTATTTATTCGACCTGAACCGAAACAGTTAAGCGACAACTACATCACTCATACATTGTATGGGCGACAAGTATTCAGTCGTGACGCTGCAAGGCTCACAAATCTTACAATCAATGTATAGATCTATTGATTGTTAATTATTATTTCGAGTACCTGGTGCGAAGGGTTTAGTCGCACAAACAATGCTGGACTCATAACACACATATTATGCCTAAAAATCCTTTATATGTAGAACAAGTGAACTGGAGAAATGACCAGACTGCTGCTCCAGTAGCTGACGGAGAGATCCGCTACGTTGATGGCACGGGATTCCGTTTTGGACAAGAAGGAGATATTTATACTTTTCAAACTTCGTCTTCGGGAGGTGCTAGTACAGCGCTAGACAATCTTGCTGCTGTTGCTATCAACACGAATCTTGTATCTGATACTGATTCTACAGACAGCTTAGGTTCAGGCTCAATTTATTGGCTGAACACATTTACAGATACACTAACTTTAAACGCTACAGCTTCCTTTAGTGGAGCTTCTGCGGGGATCGCAGCCTTAACAGGAGCCTTAACGACTTCGGGTGCTTTGACTGTTGATCTAGGTTCCACACTTACAGGCAACGTAGCTTGTGGTGGAGATCTTAGCGTTAGTGGAACACTTAGTGCTACGGGGTTTGCTTCCGATGCTGTTGTTGCTTCTACAACAAACGCAGACATTACCGTAGACGGCGATGGTTCGGGTGGAGTAAACATTTGTTCAACCTCAACAGGTGGTATTACGCTGGGTGACGACGTAACTGTTGCAACTGGTAAGAACTTCACAATAGTAAGTGGTGCTTTAGCTGTTACGGCAGGAAGTGCTACGCTAACTGATGGCGATTTTGTTTCCGCAGAAGGAAAGCTTACGCTTGACTCCACTGCGGACGATCAAAGTTACATCAAGCGTAATGTTGCTGCTACTACTGGACCATTGCTTGAGCTTGAAGATACTAATTCTTCGGCTGACAACGAAACGCTATTGATTGACTCAAATGCCACAGGTGCTGTGGGGTCAGTAGTGATAGACCATGAAGGTACTGCCGACTGTCTTACCATGACTTCCTTAGCGGCTGGCGCTAGCCTTATCAAGGCTACTGGAGAAGCTGCTACGGGTGTTATACTTGAATCCGTTTCGGCTGCTAGTGCAACCGTGTCCGCTGCTACGTTCACAGATACCGGAACAGGGGCAACTGGTTGGCTAGGTGCTGATGGCGTTGGTCAAGTACAAATCACTTGTGATGGAAAC